CGGCACCGTGCAGCCGTGGAAATGGTGCAACGTCGTCGGCTATGAGGACGACACGCTCGAGCCGCTGGCACGGGCGCAGCTCGCCCGGCTGAAATGCGACAACGCCGACTGCGACTGGACATGCCCAGACTCGCCGCAGCCGCGCCGGGCGCTCGCCGAGGGCGGGCAATACGTCCCGACTGCGGTCGGCATGCCCGGCCACGTCGGCTTCCACTACAACGTGCTAGCCAACTGGCGCAAGCCGCTCTGGGAAATCGTCCTGCTCTGGCTGGAGGCCAAGGCCGCGATGCGCGTGGGCAACGTCGATCCGCTGCGGCAGTTCATCCAGAAGCGGCTCGCCGAGACGTGGGAGGAAGATCTGACCGACAACCGCGCGGCACTGGTCGGCAATGGCTACCTCGTCAGCGAGTTCACCGCCGGGCAGAAGATTGAGGATGAGGCGCACCGGTTCCTGACCGTGGACAAGCAGCGGGATCACTTCTGGGCGGGAGTGCGGGCATGGCGGGCGAGCGGCGAGTCGATGTTGCTCTGGTATGGGCGGATCGAGACGTTCGACGGTGTGCATGACCTCGCCCTGCGCTACGGCATCAAGCCGCAGATGGTCTTCGTCGATGCGGGCTACGACACCGACCAGGTCTATTCGGCATGTGCGCGGATGAACTGGACGGCACTTCACGGCAGCGGGCAGAAGTCCTTCGCCTACAAGAAACAGAACGGCGACGTGATTCACAGGCCGTTCACTCGATTCCAGGACGCGACCGCCAGCGGCGGCGGCAAAGCCCGCTACTCGCACTGGGCGAGCGACCGCATCAAAGACATCCTGCACGCGCACCGCACCGGCATCGCCGGATCGTGGGACATACCGGATGATGTGTCACCGGACTTCCTCAAGCAGATTGACAGCGAGGTCAAGAAGGAGGTCACCAACTCCAAGACCAAGCAGGTCGAGTATCGCTGGACGCGGACGCGCAACAACAACCACGCGTGGGACGTCGAGGCGATGCAGATCGTCGCTGCCTTGATGCTCAAGATCATCCCCGGCTTCGATGTTTGACATGGCGGCCTAGTCGATGGCTGCCAACGTCCGAGAAGTCGCAAGAAATTTGTTCCACTACGCCAACGGCAACCCGCAGCGGATCGCCGGGATCAAGAGCGCGTTCGACGCGGCGATGGGTGGGGCACTCACAAAGGGCGGCATGGACTCCATCACGTCCGCCACCAAGAACGGCGTCACCATGGCGAAGCTCGTCGGCCTGAACGAAACCGAGCGGCAGACCGCCCTGCGGATGGCCATGGAATATCTGAACATCGGCTTCGTCCCTACGAGCAGCCGGTCACTCGGTCGATTTTAACACACGGACACCATGGCAATACTCGACCAATTCGGCAGACAGATCAGCTACAAGGCGGCACGCGCGGCACAGGACACGCGGTATCGCCCCTATGAGCCGGTTGAGAAGAAGGACATCAGCGACCTTGTGCCCGCGCTCGACCGCGTGACCTTGCAAAGCCACGCCCGCCGGATTTATCTCAACTTCGGACCCATCAAGAACGCCATCAATCAGCGCGGGATGTATACCGTCGGGCGGGCGTTCGTGCCGATCTACACCGGCGGCGATGAAGCCTTCGGCATGGCCGCCACCAAGTTCCTGACCGACAGCTTTTACCCCATCGGCGATGGGCGCGGAGGGATGCACGACCTCAAGACCAACCTGTTCGGATTCTCGACCAGCATTGATGTGGACGGTGAAATCTTCATCCTGCTGACTGAGACAGCCACCGGCTTCCCGCAGTATCAAGGCATCCCATCCCACCGGATCGCCACCCCGCGCGGATTCAGCGATGGGCAGATGTATCGCGGCGGCATGTTGCAAGACGGCATCACCTACTTCCCAAGCGGCGAGGCCAAGGAGTATGCGTTCTGCGACAAGCGCGGCGAGCTGGATCAGTGGCTGCCGGCGCAGAACGTCATCCACCTGTTCGATCCTGAGTATCAATACCAGGCTCGCGGTCTGACCGCCCTAACGCATTGCATCAACGACTGCCGGGACATGATCCAGAGCACCGAGTGGGAGCGTCTGGCCATGCTCCAGATGAGCAGCATCTCGCTCGTTGAATACAACGACAACGGCGGCCCCGACCTGGACGACCCTTACAACGCCCTTGTCGGCGACACCGCATCATGCAAAGGCATGACCGTCGAGTCACTGGACGGCGGCACCGTCCGCTACTTCCGCAGCAACAGCGGCGGGAAGATCGAGACGCTCGTGAACAACCGCCCCGGCAACCCGTTCCTCGACTTCCACAACCGCCTGCTCAAGGGCGCGTTCGCCGGACTCAACTGGCCGATGGCACTCTACGAAGGCCACGCAGCCGGGGGCGGCACGGCGCAGCGCACCGAGATCGCCATGGCGCAACGCTCCGTCGAGGATCGGCAAGACCTCCTTTTCTACGCGGCCAAGCGGCTCTGTGGCTATGCCATCTCCAAAGCCATGAAGCGCGGCGACTTGCCGCAGTCCCCCGACTGGTATCAGTGGGAGTTCTCGACCCCGCCGAAGCTCACCATCGACGATGGCCGGATCACCAAGGAGCTGGAAGCACTCTGGAAGATGGGCGCGGCCAACCTGCGGGACATCGTGTCGATGCGCGGCAAAACTTTGGAAGCGCATTACACCGAGCGGGCGCAGGAAGTCGCGCTTCGCAAACTGGCAGCCCGTGACGCTGCGACGCTTTACGGCGTGGACGTTGACGACCGCGAAATGTCCATGCTCACCCCGAACGAAATGGCACCCACCTCACCACAAGACCCCCAATGAAACTACTCACCATCGAAAACCGAGTCGCCAAGGTGCGGCTGAATGATGCAGTCACGCCATGGAGCGCAGACGACCTGATCGCCGACATCGAGCGCAGCTACGGACAGAAGGCCGTCGCTGAGAACATGACGCTCGGCAACCTGCAATGCTCCGCCGACGAGGCACTTGAGACGCTGGAGATCGAGATCAACTCGCCGGGCGGATCGGTGCTCGACGGCTATCGCGTTTACAACTCGCTGATGCAGATGCGCGGACGCGGCGTCGAGATCATCGCCACCGTCAACACGCTGGCCGCCAGCATGGGCAGCGTCATCCTGATGGCCGCGAACAAAGTGCGGATCGTCGAGGGCGGGCGCATTATGATCCACGAAGCCAGCCAAGCAGTCGCCGGTGATGCGGCCACGCACGCCCGCGCCGCTAAATTGCTGGAGGAAATCTCCATCGAAATCGCAGGCATTTACGCCAAGCGCACCGGCGGCGACCCCGACGAAATGCGCGAGCTGATGAAAGCGGAAACATGGATGGGCGCAGCCGAAGCCATGGAGCGCAAGTTCGCCGATGAGATCGTGCAATTTGACACGCCAGCCAAGGGCATGAGCATCCTCTCTAAACTATTTCCGGGCAACGACGAAGCACTCAAGATCGAAGCGGCCATCGCTGAAAACGATTCCCTTCGTGCCGACCTGACCACAGCCCACGCACTCATCGAAGAACTCAGCGGCCACGCCGAGACAATCACCCAGCTCCGCGCCGAGCTTGCCACCGAGCAAGAGAAAGCCGCCGAGGTGACTGAGAAAGTCGAGGAGCTTGAGAAGAAAGCCGAAGAGCTGGAAACCAAGGTCGAGGAGCTGGAGAAAGAAGCCGAAGTCACCGAAGACAAGGTCAGCGCACGCGCTGCCGAGCTGCTCGCTAGTTCCGGCCATCCTGCTCCTGTCGCACTTACCGGCGACAACGGCGAGCCACCCGTCAGCCACCTCAAGGCCATGGCCTCCATGACCCCAGCCGAGGCCGCCGAATACTTCGCCCTGCACAAAGCAGAGATCCTCTCCGACAAAAACCGCTACGCAGTCTAACCCCCTTTTAACTCTCAACTACTGAACCATTATGGCCACCATCGCACTCAACGACAAAATCTTCACGCAAGTCGCCCTTCAGGCATTTGTGGCGAAGCTCGCCCCCCTCAACGCATTCACTCGTGACTTCAGCGGAGACGCTCGACGCAAAGGTGATGCTGTCATCGTGCCGCTCATCAGCGGAATCACCGCAACCACTTTCAACAACTCCTACGAAGTTGGCGGCGGTGCAATCACCTTCGCAACGGTGAACGTCAACAACCACCGCATCGCGTCCATTGACCTTACCGACGTGCAAGTTGCAAACAGCTCCGCAGCTGTCATGGACAACCTCGCTATCCAAGCCGGTGAGTCCCTCGCTCGCATTGTGCTGCAAGACATCTGGTCTGCGATCACGGTCGCCAACTTCGGTGCTGCGATCCTCACGACTGCCGGTGCAAACTACACCATCGCTCAGATGGGCGCACTTCGCAAAGCACTTGCACAACGCAACGTGCCGACCGACCGCCTCAGCTTTATCTCCGACAGCGAGATTTACACCGGCCTGCTGACCTCGTCCGGAGTTGCCCAAGCGCTCAACTACGGCGGAGCCGAAGCGGTGCGCGACGGTCAGATCCCACGCCTCCTCGGCATGGAGATCTATGAGTCTAACATCATCCCAGCCAATGCTCTTACCAAGCTCGGCGGATTTGTTGCTCATCCGGACTCCATCGCAATCGCGATGCGCTACCTTGAACCACAAGCTGCCGGTGAGTATCTCGCCGCCGAGCAAGTGACCGCCTCGAACGGCATCACGATGGGCTATCGCCGCCACTACAACACCTCGACTGGTAAGCACTTCGCCAACTTCGAGTGCTTGTTCGGCTACACCCCTGCACTGACCCTCGGCCTCGCCATCGTCACCATCCCAGCCTAATCTCCATCGGTTGTGTCTCAGCCGTCAGCCTCGAAAGGGGCTGGCGGTTTTTTTGTGTTGCAACCTCCCCCCTCCCGCATTACATCACCCACAGATATGAAAAACAAACTGAGCTTGTGCGTCATCACCGGCAACGCCGAGAATTACATCAACCGCTTCCTCGATCACTTCGAGGAGATTGCCGACGAGATCATCATGGTGCGGGCAATCGGATGTCGAACGCCGGACAGCACGCTGGCAATCGCCGAAGCTCGCGGGTGCAAGATCGGCGAGTATTTCAACGAAACTGGGCGCGGTATCCCGATTGATAAAAGCGGTGGGCGTTTTTTAATGTCCAACTGCTGGCCGCACGTCGATGACTTCGCGGCAGCCCGCAATACCGCCCTCGATCTTGCCACCGGCGACTGGCTCATGTGGGCGGACACTGACGACACCATCACGCCGGAGGACTGCGCCACCATCCGCAAGATGCTGCCGCAGCTCGGTGACGACATCCAAGGCGTGCTCATGCCCTACGCCGTGCCTGACGATGGCATCACATTGCACCGAGAACGCCTCTGGAGGCGAGGGGCGGCGCGGTGGCACAATCCCATCCATGAGTCGCTCAAGTTCGCCCCTGACGCTCCTATGGCTCGTTTCGACAAGGTGCAGATCCTTCACCTCCCGCACGGCAAACGCAAGACATCCAGCGACGAGCGCAACCTGCGGATTCTGCGGTCGATCCCGGAGGAGGAGATCACAAGCAGCCAGCTTTTCTACACGATGCAAAGCGAGCGGGCACTGGGTCAGATCGAGGAAGCCACAGCGACCGCCGCCAAGCTCTGCATGGCGCCCGACGCAGGACAGCCGGAACGCTACGAGGCGTTTCTGGTCATGGGTCAGATGGTGCCAGACGCGGCCACCCGCTCGCAACTCTACCTGCAAGCGGTCGCAGTTGACCCAGCCCGCCGCGAAGCCTACGCCGAGCTGGCCATGGAGGCATTAAAAGCCAACCAGTTCCCGCTCGCGCTCGGCTGGTCAGAAGTGATGAACTCCCTTGCAGCCCCCGCCGCGTGGTGGTGGAACAGCCGCAAGAAATTTTATGGCTGGCAGGGCGTGCAAGTGCGCGGCATGTGTCTGCGGGCGAACGACCGATGGGAAGAGGCAAACGCCATCGAGGCGAACCACTTCATCCTGCACGGCGCGAAGATCAGCCTCCTGCACGCCACGCGCGGCAGACCGGCGATGGCCTACAAAGCGCGGGCAACATGGCTGGACAGGGCAGCAGACCCCGACGCGGTCGAGCACATTTACGCGCTCGATCCCGACGACGAGACAATCGGCCCATTCCTCACCTGCCGCCACGTCATCAACCACGGACGCGGCCCCGTGGCAGCCTGGAACGAAGCGGCGAAGTTCTCTAAGGGTGAGATCCTCATCCAGCTCAGTGATGACTGGGATCCGCCGATGCACTGGGACAAGTTGATCCTAGCCAAGTTCGCCGGCATCACGACCCCGGCGGTTCTGGCTATCAGCGACGGCGCACGCGAGGACAACCTGCTTTGCATGGCGATCCTCAACCGCGCCCGCTATCAGCAGCAACGATACCTCTTCCACTCCGAGTTTTTCAGCGTGTTCAGCGACAACCACTTCACCGACCGCGCCTATGCCGACGGCGTGGTGATAGAGGCGAAGGACATCGTGATTGAGCACCTGCACCCGGCGTTCGCCAAGGGCGAGATGGATGAGACGTATGCCCGCAGCAA